ATCATTTTCTTTATAATTGGGATCTTTTTCTCGCTGAAAACGCTGACTTGCTCTTACATTTTCTCTTACTCGGCCTTCCCAATAAGCTACTCTTTCTGGAGAAACCGTAGGTCTATCCTCACAGTCGAGAAAAGGATTAAAATCAGCTGCACTTGGCTTTTTAATTACCTTTACTTCATAAGCAGGCAGGCTAAAGTCAGGAAGGTGTCTTCGTCTTCCAGCCCAGTCCTCTACATAGCCTTTTTCAGAAAGCATGGCTTTTGAAGCATCTATAAGCTTTTTTACGTCAGGGAACTGCCCAAAGAAATTATCCATGAGCTCTTGGCCTTCCTCTGCTGATTTACCCATTCTGGCACCAGCAGTTTTTGCACTCATTCCATACAAAATTGCCAAAAGCATAGTTTTTGCTGCAGAACGTCTTTCCTTACCTGCTTTATGTAGGTGAGTCTTTTTGCCGCAAATAATCTTTTTGCCATCAAGTTCTATCTCTGTACCTTCAGGATAAAACTCTAGATTTTCCCAATACTCATTATTAAACATTGATTGAGCGATAACGGCATAAAGATCTTTGCCCTCGAAGTAAGCCTGCATCATCTGAGGCGACTGGCTCATAAAAGCTGTCAATCGAGGATCTATTCCTGAGCACTGAAGTCAGACCCGACTAACATATATCTAGTTCTAGTTCTTAAACATTTAGTACTCATAATAATAACCACCATCCTTTCTTCCTTTTCAATAATTTTATTTATAAAACCATTGAATATTAGTAATTTTAATGTTTTTATATTTGTTATTTTCGCAAATGCGTCCAGTAATTTCACCTTTGTGAATAGACATTTTGATCTTTCGCTGATAAGTAGCTTCTGAATAGTTGTTTCCAAAAGGTTTTTCTGTTTGATACCACCACAGACCAGCATCTAAAATCGACTCAAAGTCAAAGCGCTCTCCTGTATTTAATATACAATATACAGGGACTGATCTAGTTGCAAAAATATTAGTTGTATTAATTGTTCTGGTCGATACTTTCTTGTCTTTAGAAACTAAAAGCCAGCCTTCCTCAAGCAGTTGATTGATTTTTTCAGTATTAGCTCCAGCTGTATAGGTACGTTTACCATCTTTAACAAAACATTTTCTATCTCGCTGTGCTTCTGATATTTTTCTACGATATGCTTCTGATCGCCCATTCTTTTTAAGGGTATTAGACAAAGTTTTAGAAATTTTAGCTTTAACTTCATCTGACTGCATGATTAAATCGTGCTTAGCTTTTACTACAGTAGAATCCATAGGATTGGCTTTTGTACTACCTTCTAGCATATTATATCCTGAAGTTACAGCATCAAAATAATGGATCCAAAACTTCTCCTTCTCATCTAACTCTTCTTGTGAATCAGCATAATCAATAGTTTCTACACTAAAATTGTCTTTACCATATTTAACCATAGCAAGATACAGGTGCATATATTTATATGCTGCATTACCATAACGTTTACAGTAATAATCTGCCCTAGTCAAATGCTCTTGAAAACGTTTACTAACCGTTCGACGGGTCTGACCAATATAAAGTTTTAAATTTACCTTGTTAGTAATTTTATAAACATAACCGTACATAAAAGTCTCCTAAATTAAGTTTTATTTTACACTTAATTTAGCATATAAATTGTCATCAAATGTCATCGTTTTTCACTGTTTTGCCAAGTAAGGCATAAACAGAATCTGCATTATATCGATGCTGACCGTTAACAGTTATATCAATTTTGATTAACCCTGACTTAACATATCGTGCTAGAGTTCTACGACAAATACCTAGGGTTTTCATAACTTCTTTTGCTCTCATAAAGTCTCCTTAAAACCTAATTCTATAGATTTTATCTATTTTCTGGATTTCCTGGATATGCCAAGTCCCCGTGCCAGATTCATCTTTTAAGTTGATTTCATCACCAACTTCAAGTTCTGCTATGAATTTCCACATTAACTTGCCCTCAGGACTAAGAACTTCAACTTCATCAGTTTCAGGAATTTCAAACCAATTATCAACTGACTCAATTTCATGTTGTTTAGTGTCGCCTTGGAACAACATTCTAATTTCCTTATTATGAGAAGGGATATTCTGAATGTTAATGCCAGAAACTACGACAGGCTCATCGTTCTCGAAGAACTTAAGCTTGCCACCTGAGGAATAACGACCAGTGTCGGTACCAAGAGCATTAAGATGAAAACGAATACGACCATCAGGCCAATGCTTTACAAGACTCGGAATGACGTCAATATAAGTAGTAATAAGTTTTACAATACCTCGACGCTTCAAAATAAGCTCACAAATCTTAAGATCTGGGTGCTCTTCAAAAATTGCCTCAAGCTCATCTTCTCCAGTGCCTCTTGGTGCTTTCTTACTAACTGACTTACAGCCTAAAATATCATAAAATAGAATTGCAAGCTGGGCAGGAGATGCAAGATTAATAGGATCACTTAACATATCACAGAGTCTCTTACCAAGCTTATATCTCTTGCCTGCATTAGGATTCTTTTTCTTAGAAGGCTGTCCATCTTTACCGGGCAGATAATCAGGTTCGATAAGAGTATAAGTACGTTCAAGCTCATCCTGAGATTTCTTAGACTTTTTAGGCATATAGATATGAGCAACCTGTCCACCTTTTTCTGGGTCAAGACGCCACTTCATGATTTTATCTCTAAGACCTTCAAGTTCAGCTGCAATTTCTACATCAATCTCGTCAAGAAGCTGCTTATACTTAAGCTTAAGCTTCTTACCAAACTTAGTATTAATACTAACACCACGAAGCTCCATCTCAGCAGTTACTATAACAATAGGCATCTCAATATTAAGGAATACCCAATAAACTCTTGTCATATCTTCAGCAGTCATAAGAGGCAGCTGATATTCATAGAGCTTATAAGTCATCATAGAGTCAGTAGCTGCATACAGAGCAAAGATCTCTGGTTCTACAAGAGCATACTGAATGTTCTCAAACAAACTCTCAATATCATACTTAGCCTGAGAAGGATCAATTTTTGTTGTGTACTGAGCCTTCAAACCAGCAAGCTCATTCTCATCGAGAAGACGCGCTGCTACCTGAGTATCCCAGTGTGGGGGCAATTCAATACCACAAGTAGTTTTAATAACCTCGTAGTCGAATTTGCCATTATGCATGATAATAAATACGTTATTATCTTTAAGTCTTTGGAATTGCTGTCTACAATCCTCTTCCGTAAGCTGATTAGGTAACAGCTCTCTTGTAATAGGATCTACATGATTAATAGGAATATAAGCTTGTTTTTCACCAGGAACATACAAACAGGGACCCATTAACTTACAAGTTACAGGATCCAAGCTGTTATTGGTCTCGGTGTCAACTGCAATAATACCTTTAGCAATAGCCTTATCAATATAGGCAGAGAAGTCATCAAGAGTTCGGATAACAACAGTATTTTGAATCTGCTTTCCGAGAATCTTGATGACTTTATCTCTAATAACACCAAGGCGCTCCTGGATAGACAGTTTTTTAGACTTAAGGATTTTTTCAGTGTCTGCACCAACTGCTGCAGATTTAGGAGTAGATTTCTTTACAAGTTCCTTTGTGTCTTTCTTAGGAATCTCAATATTGAATTCTTCACCGAAAAGATTTCCATCCATGAGTATACCTCTTTAATTTTAATTAAGGAGCAATCTTAAATGCACCGGGATTAAAAGTTCTAGGAGCACGGTCAAATCCATTAGGCTGACCTTCTGCCTGCGCAGGAGCCGGAGCGGTAGGAATTGCAAAACCAGGCATAGCAGGTGCCTGGGGTGCAGTAGGAGCTGCAGGTGCTACAGGTGCTACAGGAGCTGCAGGCACCTCAGCAGGAGTAGTGGTAATACCAGGTACAAAAGTAGGTGCTACAGGCTGAGGTGCAGGCTGTACAGGAGGCTGATAAGCAGGAGTTACAGGTGCCTGATAAGCAGGAGCTACGGGAGTAGCAGGTGCGTAGCTTTCAGTTGCTACAGGAGGCTGATATACAGGCTTAGTATAAGCAGGAGCATCGGCATCAGTAGGCATAGGAGCCTGAGGGGCTCTTGCCACTTCAGGGAAAGAACCAGTGTTGAGGAACACATTAATATCCCCAGGAGTCTTCTCCCAATAACTGTGCTTAGCAATATTAAAGTTATTAAAAGCACTAAGGTCTTCAGTTACACTCTCAGGCTTATCATACAGAGGAATATAGGAAATGCTATATGTAGTCTGCATGCTATTAGCTACGCCGTTACGAGTAACCTTAAATACACGAGTCTTAAGATCACCATAATCATTGAGAAGGTTTGCAATTTCACGAGAGAAACCAGCAGGACGTTCCCAAATTACGGGAATAGCTGCAGCAAACTGACCAGTAGTAGCATCCTTATAAGATACCATCATCTGAACATAGACCTTCTTTGTTGCCTTACCAATATCCTTGGCACCACCAGCAACTGCTGCACAAAGAGGGCAGGTATCCTGATAAGAGCCCACTGGATTAAGGCAACTTACCTTCATCCAACGCTGAGCTGCACCGAGCTGATGGACGGTAGCAAACTGAAGATCGTTCAGAGAGCTAATATTAAAACGGACAAGGGCTTCATCTTTATCATTCTTCATCTTGAAGAAGCCGACTTTTACTGAATTGCCTTCGGAGCCACTCTGTGCTCTTGCAATTACTTCCTGATACTGCGAATAGTTGAAATTACTCATTTTGTTTGTTCTCCTTTTTTAATATGTTTTAGTGAGTATCGCGTGGCAATTTAGCCACAAGGTTCTTTATATTATACGATACCTCAATTGAAGAATTTGCAGCTTGCTGAATGCTTCTATCGAATTCTTCTTTTGAGCATTCGTTCATATCTTTTCTTCCGCGAGGTAAGGTTACCTCAGAAATAATAATATGTTTGTCTAGTTTAGATCTCAAAACTCTAGTAAATATCCGACCAGCTTCATCATTATCAAAAGCTGTATACAGAGTTGTGATACCAGATTTATTTAACTGTTCAATTTGATAGTCAGAAATTCTACCAAAAGTAGCACAAGTCGGATAACCATATTCCCAACCAGTTAAAGCATCAAAAGGGCCCTCAGTAATAACTGCAGTTTTATAACCCTGTTTAACAATGTAATCAAGGCAATAAACGGGCTTTTCAGTTTCTTTATCAAGATAAAAGCTTTTTGTATCTATCGATCTTTTTGGGATCATTACTAAATTTCCTTGAAGATCATAAGTTGGGAACATAACTTGTCTATAAATAGGATCATATTTAACCTTAAAGAGCTCACAAATATTTCTAGATAGTTTACGTTGGCCTAAATAAGGGTGCCAAGGCAGATAATTATTTAAAATACTTTCATTAAGCTTTTTGACTACTCTCTTTGGCTTTTCAATCTGAATATCATCACCCATGTGAAAAGCTGCTGCCACCATATAGCCTTCAAAATGTTTCAAAAGCCAATTCTTAGCAAACTCTTCAGAGGAGTCAAAGCAGTGAGCTACAAATTTTAAAAACGAGCCGCTTGAGCCACAGACGAAGCAATTAAAATAGCCGTATGGAATTTTAGAGTTGGGCCCTACATAAATGTTACAAGCAGGATGAGACTCTCGTCCTCCGCCATGATCAGGACAGGTAACGACAATATTTTCAGTACCGTCCTTAATGTCTCTTAATTTACCGTTAGTTAAAGCAATTCTAAGATGTTGCAACACATCCATTACTGATGCCTTAATAACATAATTGTCAATTAAAAGTTCTCTCAATTAGCTCCACCTTCCTCATATTCGCCCTCATAGTAATTCTTAAGGTCTTCAGACTCTTCAGCACTAAGATTAGGATCGAGGAAAATAAAGTTACCAAAATTAAAATCAGCCTTGTAAATCAGCTTGCCAGCACCACCGTCTCTGGACTTAACGATATTAATAATAAGTCTATCATCTGCAATCTGTCGTTTCTCTGGATCCTTAAAGGTAAGATCACGACTAAGCATTAAGATAGTTGTTGCGTCTTGACCAATACGGTCTGAAAGTCCAATCTGTGTAGTATCCTGTTCTCCATCCTCATTTTTAGATCTATTCATCTGAGAAACGGAAATGATCGGGATACGAGACATGACCTGAAGATTTTTAACATCCTTAGAAATATTAGCTACTCTTTCATGAGCTACTTTTGCATGATGCTGATCTTCAAGCAAAGAATACTGGTCGATCAGGAGGATATTAAGCTTTTCTTTCTCTACAAAAGTTCTAAGGGCTCCGACAGTTGCTGGACCATTAATATCATTAGGAGTAAGAATCTTGATAGTTCCAGGACAGGTAGTCTTAATAGAATCAAGATACATCTTATATCTTACAGGCACTGAACGATCGAAGTTATTACCTCTGGTAATTGCAGAGTTATCAATATGACCAAGAAGAGTATCCACACGGTAACCAACTTTATCTGGTGACATCTCACCAGAGTAAATACCGACGATCAAACCTTGCTTAGCAGCTTCAACTGCAATTTTAAGCAAAGTCCAAGTCTTACCTTGGCCTGTACGTGCGGCAATAACCATATTCTCTTCTTTCATATCAATACCGCCGATAATCTTATCAAGCTCTGGAAAACCAGTACTGATGTAGTGATTCTTATGATTTTCAAGTCGATCCATATAACGATCATATCTTGATGTATCAGAAAAAATATCAGTACAAGTCATAGCTGAACCTGTATGAAGGTCCTGTGCTGCTTGCGTCAGAAAAGCAGCTGCGCCATCGACATCATCTCTCTCAATAAGCTGCTTAATTGTATTAAACTTAGAAGCAAGATAAGACTTATTATAATCAGCAAAAAGCTGTTCAATAAGATAGCTGTCAGGCTCAGTTACATCTACGATATCGAATTCAGTGAAAGTATCTACAAAAGTTAGTCTATCAGGAACTGTCTTATAGTGACTATAGTGCTCACAAATATACTTAAACTCGGATCTATAATTAAAGAAATGATCTTCAGTTAAGTTATTAAAAGAAATTAAAGAATAATCCTTAGTCTGAAGAATTTTATTAATAATCTGAAACTGTGAAGTCATTAGGCACCTCCTTAATTAAACAATCCGAGAGCTCTTTTATCTGAGCCTCTAAGCTCGATATCAATAGACTTGTTACAAATACGGCTTGCAAGTCTTTCTCCTAAAGCATTACTAAGTTCTCTAGGTCCAAGATTTGAAGTAAAAATATTACTCTTGCCCGCATCAATCCGATAATTGATAAGACTGAGCAAGTGGTTAAGTTCAAACTCAGAACCAGATTTTGCAGCAATATCATCCCAAACGACAATATCCGCCTCTCTTACATGCTGATTTATAAAGTCTGCATAGTCGCTATGGCCAGAAATATTTTCCTTCAAAGCGAGCAGATATCGAGGAACATTAATAAACAACGCTTGACAACCAAGATTTGACTTATGCCATATCTTATAAATATAAGTAGTAATAAGTCTAATAGCCCAACTAGTCTTTCCATTACCACACCCATAAGAATGAAGGTACAAATTATAGCCGTCAGTCACAAAGCCCTCAATTTGTCTCTCAATTTCGGCAAGTCTACGGAATTCGTTTGAGTCCGTACCGTCTGCATCTGTTTTGAGAGCTACATGCTGTCTCTGTTTGCCTGTCAAAAGCGAGTTATTAAATAGAGTATCTAGACGGTACTGCTTGGGACAAAAGTCTTTATCACAGTCACGTCCATTACAATTATTTCGATAAATACATTCCATAGTTACACCTCCGAGCTTTTCTTACTTTGTGCCGGTACTTCCTTGCCAGCCTTCACCTCTACTGGTCTTCTCCGTGAAAAACTCTTCCTCGGTTGCCTCTACCATTTCGATCTTGTCAGTAGAAATCATATGAGGAATAAACTGCATGATCTTCTGATCACACTCGATCTCCTGATACTTGTTAGAAGTATTGATCAAATGAAGATGCCACTCACCTTGATAGCTTGCATCAATAACAGAAGCTCCAAAAACTAGCTTCTTCTTAGTTGCAATACCAGACTTGTTGTTAGCAATCAAAGCAAGCTCGGGGCCAAACTTGCTCTTAATGCCAGAAGGAATAATAATATCCTTATGCGGCGCAATATAAATCTTGCCTCCACAGGTAATAAAAGTCTTTCTACGAAGCTTTGCCAAAAATTTAGCAAAAGCTCTATAAGGGGTAGCAATACCGGGATTCTTAGTAATCAAATCGAATCTAAACTTGAGACTATAAGCAGGAATATAGAAATCAATACCTGCATTCTCATTAGGATTACGGATAGGATCCTTTACATCTCTTATCTTAATAAACTGCATATCAATCTTCCTTTCAAAATATATTCATTTTATTATACAATACCTATTTTGGAAAATTGAATACAAATAGAAAAAGTCGCCTGAAAAATATCAGACGACAGTTAATCTACATATTAAATTTATAAGGTATCTTATAAGGTATCTTAAAATTATGTATCGTAAATTAACTATCTTTTCTGGTATCTTTTTCGTATCGTCGGCTTGCTGCCTACATTAAATTTAGCAGATAATATAGGCAACAATTTTTAAAATTTATTATAGTATACAATATAACTTATTGAATAATCAGTGCATTCCTAATTTTTTCATGACACTATAATACAATAAAAGACGAGCTATTTTACTAACTCGTCTTTAGGTTTATTTAATTGTAGAGTTTCCACTTGCTATTGTCCCAGAAAGTTACATAGTATTAAAAGTCTTGATTAAAAATGTTTTCGTCGTCGAGAGCTTCACCAAAGAAAGTTTTTCTAAGTTTGTTTAGTTTATCAGAAGCTTTTCTATAGTCTTTACCTTTTTTATTTTTAGCTGTTACGGTAAGATCGTCCACAGGTAAGCCTACTTCCTTAAAAGCTTTGATAATCTTAAGATTATTCTGCCTTGCTCTGTTTAACTTAGCATTTTAGGTTCAGCACTTTGTGTGTCAGTCTGTTGAGTAGCTTCTGGCTTTATATTAGCTTCTTCTGAGCTAAATCTTAAGGTAGATATGTCTATATCGCTATATTTTTCATAGCCTTTTAATGCATCTCTTAATTCTTCTACCGTCCAGGCAGAGGGCTGATCTATTAAGTATCTATCTAAAGCACTGTCTCCCTGCTCAACGCGAAAAACAATATCTTCTATTTTATTTAAAATGCTCATAGCTTCATCAAATGGCGCGTTGATGATCAGATCCTGTGGATTTATTGATGCTATTTGCTTAGACACATTAAAACAAACTTTAAACCCCTCAATTAAACTTTTTAGTATCTCTTGAATTTTTACATAATTTGGGTTATCTAACACATCTGCGGCTTTGTCTAATTTAGGCTTTAATACCTTAATTCTTGGTACTAAATTCTTTTCAAAATTACCGTGTACATCTTCATTTAAGGCGCCGAGTTCTTCATATAAATTCATAAATCCTGTTTTAATCATAATAATCCTCAGTATTATTAATCATTAGATTATTTTACGTATTAGTCATATAAAGTCTTTTAATTAAAGGCTTTAAAGCAAAATAGGTATCAGATGTTTCAAACAGCTGAAAACCTGTCTTTACTCCACCATCACCATTTTTGTAGGCAATATACTCTCTTGAATAAAAATTATAAAGAGCTACTTCAAAAGTACCACAATCAGCTACTAGCATATGTCTCTTACCGTCTCGAACAAAAGTCTTACACTCGCCTGTCTCAGGATCTATAACATCATACACTTGACCTTTTATAGTGTCATATGTAGCATCTTCCTCAGCCTCAAATTCTGCCTGCCATGCAAGATCCTCTTCGTCCCAGTCCTTGCCTTCAAAGTTATCGTTATCAAAATCGGCTAACTTAGGAAACCCACAGGTAGACCATTCAAAATCTTCTGTGCCATCGATTAAATAGTTATCTGCTGCAATGTCTACAATATTATCATGATTAAGGTCTGAGGCTCTTGCTGCAAGATATATACCATCAGCAATACTTAAGCGCAAACCTTTAATGCCAGCGCTTGCTGCATTTTGTAAAAAAGCTCTAAATTCTGAAACCGAAGTAGAGTGCCAAAGCTTTTTAGGTCCCCAGCCACTGTCAAAAGTTTCCCATTTTTCAGTGAGAGCTTTATCAGGTTTCCATAAATTTTCCCACAATTTAAATTCTTCATATAATTTCATAAAAAGTCATCCTTTATTAAATAATGATTTTTTATTCATAGTCTTTATACTGACCTTGGACGTCATATTGAGTATGGTAAATCATTGGTCTGAAAAGCTTAATAATGCAAAACTTTTCTGGTCTGACCTTGCAATGATTAATTGCTTTCCAGCCAAAGAAAGGAACCATATACCCAACGATATCACAGTGATCGTAGAAGTTATAAGCTTCAGCGCAGCAGCTCTTGACGAAGTTGTATGTATCTTTTCCGTAGAAAGGCTTGACACTTCCGTAGGTATAAAGATATGGCTTAATACCAAACTTAAAATAAATATCCTCTGCAGCAAGCTGGGCCATACCAGATCCGAGAGACCAGCCAAAAACTTCAACAAAACAATCAGGATGTTCATCTAGTAAAGCTTTAATCTTTTGTCTCACAGTTGATTGACAAACAAGCCACATATTACCCCAGCCTCTATGTACTTTAAGCTGAATTAACTTTCCCTCAAAAGTGAACTTATCATAGATTTTGGATGGGAAGTTAAAATTAACTCGCCAATCAGACTTACTAGATGTTTGCTCAAAAATAACTTGAATACAACTTCTAGGCTCATCAAAACGTACTTGAAATTCTACACTGTACTTCTTACCCTTAAACTCATAAGGAATGCTCTCATATCTAGCTATTTCCAAATTAGTATCAAGCTTATTCAAGTTCTCGGAACAAATAGTAAAATAGTCTTCGAAATTTAGTCTTTTATACTCCATAACCTACCTCCATTGCAGAGATAAAAATAAACGCCTCTGCTTAATAATTTAGCAAATTAAACAGAGGCTATTTTTAATAACGCCAGGAGGTTCTTTTATTGGCTATATTTTTCTTTTGCTGCTGTAACCATTGATTGTACTCATATTGAGCTTGCCTACAGTAATACGAACTTACTTGACCATTAGACTTAGCTGCTGTGCATTCGTGACCTAAAAAATATTGACAAAAATCACATTTACTCTTTGGTCTCTGATTCATTCTTTGCCTCAACAGTAGAATCATAATCTGCCTGAAGAAATACGTATCTTTTCGTATAACCCCCAAGCTCTTCCATCTGCTTCTCATACACCTGATTAAAAGCCTCTACTGCTTCAGCCCCAATAGCTTCAACAACTGCTTTTACCTCAGCTAGAGCTTCGATCGAATTAGTCCTTAGAAACAGATTTACTGTTTCAACTAGCTTATCTCTGATCAAGCCATTAAAAAGATAAGTACTTTTAACTTCTGCATAATTACAAGCATCTCCCTGCTTTTCGATATTAGCAGGAATGTTGTCTCTAATAAGTGTTCCGTTCATTATTTATTCTCCTTAAGGTTTTTTATTTTATTACTTTTTAATATACGATTTATTTATTTTTTGTTCTGGCTAAAAGCTATTGATTTTTGTTCTAGGAATACTAGAGAGTCTATCCATAGGCTCTTACCAAGATTTCAAGAAGAAAGTCTCTAATTAATTTATACAAGTTCTATATCCCCTAGTTAATTTATTATTTATTATTTCCAAATAACTCATAGTCAACAACTCCAGTTTCTAAGTCTATTTTATTAATATGTAAAAAACATTTACCTGCTGCTAACAAATTTTTTTTAAACGCGGCCAGTAAGTCTTTAAACGTTTGAGTTGTTTCAACACCAACTTCTCCACTAACTCGATGATAAGCAATATCAGCGGTTCGATATTCAGAAGAAATTAACAATACAGCATCATGTGGATTTTGTGCTGCAATTGTTGAATTTGATTCTAATAATTTAACATCTACTCGTATTTTACAATTATCAATAATCAAATCATAATCCGCAAGACGCCCCGGATCTCCACGATAAAGATAACCATCAAACTTATCTAACTTTTTGAAAATAATTCCACACTCTTTAGCAGCCTTCTCAAAAATATCCTGTTGAATGCTACTATTTAACTTCTTTTGAACTTTTTGCTCTGTAGAGCCCGTCCAAGTTTTTGAGCCAATTGTTGAAAGCAACTTCGCGGTTTCTGGTGAAATACTGTTCGTTTTAAGTATTGAATCGTAGACATTTTGGCAAAGAGGACTTCTCGAATCAATATATTTTTCAGCATTCTTTGTATTTTTGCCATACTCATCGAGCCATACATCAAAGGTATGTTTATTACCAGTTGCATCTAAAAATGTAAGCCATACTAGATAGCTTTTACCAAATTGGCCATAATAAGTCTGACAAATTTCAGCTTTTTTATCTACTCTAACTCTGTCACCACAAGCTAAAAACAGTTTTAATTTTTCATCCCAATCTGCCTCAGGTAAGACAGATCTATTTTCTATATTATTTGGGCACTTCCATTTTTGTGCAAGGAAATTATATCTCCAAGGTTCAATACTTAGTTCTACCCAATGGTTTTGTAACGGCTCAATATAGTCTGTTACTAAAGAATCTGTAAAATGTTGCATTATCCTTTAAGCTCCTCCAAATGAATCTTTTTGTTATAAACATGAAGTTTAGTCTTATAGCCTTCGTCCTCTACTTCAGGCAAAATTTTCCAAAGCTCTAGTTCAGAATATTCATCAAGATTAGGAAAGAAAACTTCTGCTTCGCCATCTGCGTCCACTTTGTTTACATATACCTTATCATAATAGGGAAGCATAGACTTATAAAGCATTCCACCCCCAATTATAAACACATTTTGAGTTTTAGATAACTCTGTAATTAGCTTGATTAAATCTTCAAAACTATGCACACAAAAGCAATCATCTCTATCATAGCCTTCTGGACAAATAACTATAGTAGAT